TGGTCAATACTGGTTGTGTCAAGATCCTGGTTGGGTCACTGGTGCTAACACTTGGCATATCAATACTAATGAAGTTCAGTATGCTTTGAGCGTAGATGCTCCAGACATTGCTGCTGATCAGCTTTGTCAAATCAGAGTCCTTACTGCTGATCGTCCTGTTCCCTATATCACTAGCGTTGAGGCATATGCAGAGGCAAAGGTTGTTGTTGAACGCGCTGTAGATGGTCTTGCTACTGAAGAGTATGTAGATGAAGCTGTTGCTAATGCTGGTGGTTCTAGCTACACACCTCCTTCTTTCTGGCAATCAAACACTGGTTACGAAAACATTATCCGACCTGGTGAGTTTGGTTTGAGGGATAGGAATGATAGCAATACTCTCAATTTCTCAGAAACTAGATCTATCTGGTTTACCTATACAGATAAAGATGGTAATACACCGTTTATCCATAGTCGAACTAAAGACTGGACTGGTTATTTCACTGGTCCTCTCTACCTTATGAAAGATGATGAGGTCATTTTCCAGGTAGCTGCAGGTAGCGGTGTTAACCAACTTGTTCTACTTGATGGTGCATTGAACTCTTACGGCATCTATTATATTGCCTGGACTGATGACAGCGTAGCACAGACAACAGCTGGTTTCTCTGGTGTCACCCAAGGCGGTCAATATCAACTTCACATTCCTAGTTTACTAAAACCATGATTACTCTTCCTTCTGGCGCTACGTATGAACCCGTAGAAGTTGTTACTCCTGAATACCTGGAGCAACGACTTGCAGATACTACACCTACTGACATCATCACTCGTACAGAGTTGATGGCACAGATTGCCGCTATCCCTCAAACTGGTCCTACTCAACAGGATTTCACCGCTCTTACTCAAACACTGACTGCTGCTGTTAATCAAATAGCAGCTAATGTCGAATCTAAAGCAACTCAACATGATGTGCAACTGGCAGCTACTGCTGTCGATGCTAAATTTGATATGCTTCGCTCCGCTATTATTGAAGCTACCGACTTTGACACTCTCAAAGCTCGACTTCTTGCTGTTCTTAACTAATTAATTACTATGGCATACTCTGGACTTACAATTGAAACTGCAGTATCTAGTGCAACGCTGGATTCACACTGCATCCCTGCTTACCCTGAATACAACTCCTCCACCACTTTTGACGCGACGTTCTACACCGCACGTAAAGCTAGCAACGATAAGCTGGTAGGTGGCACTATTGTTTACAAGGTTGTTTAATGACATACACTGTTCCTGCTGGTCGCTATGGCGACTATTCAACTGCCTTTATTCAGGCATATATTGACGCAAAGATTGCTGGTGTCCTTGACACTGCTCCCGAAACTCTTGATACGCTGAACGAACTTGCAGCAGCTATTAATGATGATCCCACTTATTTTAGCACAGTTGCTGCGCAAGTTGCTGAACTCAACACTGATGTAGCTGATGCAGTTGCAGCTCTTGGTGTTGCTGAAAACGATACTACCTTTGGGACTTTTACTGCAGGTACTCTGCCTGATGGTGTTACCCTGAAGGCAGTTCTTGAAGCTTTTGCTTCTGCCTATGAAACGACTAAATCTAATCTTGAAGGCGCAGATTCTACTCTGTCAGGTCGGATTGATGTTCTCGAGGCGGATCCCACCACAGCTACCAGCCTCGCAGCAGTACAAGCTGACGTTGATCAAAATGAACTTGATGGCGACGCTGCGGATTCTGCGCTCTCTGGACGTTTAGATACCCTAGAAGTAGACCCTACTACTGCTACCGCTGTGGCAGCTGTCCAAAGTGACGTGGACCAGAATGAGACAGATTCTGATGCTGCAGATGCTGCTCTTTCCGCACGACTGGACGTACTGGAAGCAGACCCGACCACTGCAACTGCCGTAGCAGCTGTTCAGGCAGATGTAAATCAAAACGAAGCTGATGCTGATGCAGCTATTGCTACTGAGCGTGGTCGTATTGATGCCATCCTTCTTGCTGCTGATGCAGATAAGGATAGTTTCGCTGAAATCGTTACCCTGATCAACTCTGTTGATACCACCAATGATAACGCCTTTGCTGCTTATGTTCTTAGCAACGACGCTGCTGTTGCTGCTGTTCAAGCAGACGTAGACCAAAATGAGTCTGATGGTGATGCTGCTGACTCTGCCCTGAGCGGTCGTCTGGATACCCTCGAAGCAGATCCCACTACCCAAACTGCCCTGACTAATGGTCTTGCTTTGAAAGCTGACCTGGCTGGTGCTACTTTCACTGGTGATGTGACTGTCAATGAAGGTACTGGATCCACCATCAAACTGGAAACCTCAGATGCCACTTCTGCTGGTATTCACATCGAAGGTCCCACTGGCTCAATGGGCTATATTGACACCACTAACGGATTCGGCAACGATAGTCTTCAGATTTATTCTACAAATACCTGGTGTCGTGCAATCAATGGTGGCACAGGTAATCTGATTGTTGACGGTAAACTCACCCTAGCTCTTGCCCAAGTGCCTGAGTACAGCAATGATTCTCAAGCTGCTGCTGGTGGAGTCGTCCTTGGTGGTCTCTACCGCTCTGGTTCTGTCCTACACATTCGCTCCGTCTGATGGTTGAATTTGGTCTCCCTGGTCTTATTATAGCAGCGGTGACCGGTTTGAGTGCGATTACCACCCGCCTCAATTCTAGGATCCATGAACTGGACCGTAGACTTGACGGCGTAGAACTCCGTGTTGCTGAGAACTATCTTAGCAAGGCGGAGTTTTCTGCTGCACTAGAACGGGTAGAATCGCACATGATTCGTATAGAAAACAAACTAGACAACCTAGTTAAATGAAAAAGAAGGCAACTGAAGACCAATTTAACGAGTTGCACAACCTAGTCACGAAGGAGTTCCTTGCCCGTATCAAATCGGGTGAGGCAACTACCTCTGACCTCAAAGCGGCTTGTGATTGGTTGAAAACAAACGACATCTCTGGCGTTGCCACGGATGGAAACCCACTTGGGAAACTTGCCAACGTCCTCCCTAAAGTAGATCCTGAAATGGTTCAAAGGAGATTGTATGGCACGAGATCATAAAAAAGAATACGCACAAAGACGGGAGTACCTAAAAGCTTACCGTAAGAAAAACAAAGACAAGGACAAGATGCGGACACGAGCGCGTCGTTCGATGAAATGTGGAGAGGGTAAAGAAGTTGACCACAAGGACAACAACCCTAAAAACAACAATCGTTCAAACCTTCGGTGTATTTCTCGTAAAAAGAATCGCCAAAAAGGTGCTCGTAAGACCAATTCTAAAAAATGACCCCCTTGCTTCCTAACCCTGATTACTACATTGCAAACCTAATAACCATGACGTCCTCTGAAGCTACGCGCCTTTGGAGGCGTGCTATTAAAGAGTCTTTCGACTGTACATGTGTTTATTGTGGAGAAACTTATGAATTATCTGAACTCACTATTGATCATGTCCGCCCTCGTTCTCATGGTGGAGAAACTATATCGAGCAACTGTGTCCCCGCCTGCCGTAGTTGCAATCAGAGTAAAGGAAGCGAAGAATGGTCCAGTTGGATGATGAAGAGATTCGGATTCCAACCTGATAGAAAACAACAGATCTTAGACTACATCAGCTAATGGAAGTAAAAATCGATGGTAAAACATTCCCTATAACTAACCAAACAGAATGGGCTAAGGCAGTAGATGCCTATAAATATGGTCCTGGAAATGGTAGTACTAAAGGGTTTTGGAAATACACCACGGGAGAAGACAAGCCAGTTTCATACACTGATAGTAAAGGTGAAGTGTGGAAGTACAGTGCTGGTGCTAGAGGTGGTGCTGGTAGTGCTAAATCTCAAACTGCTGTAGATACTCAAGAACGTAACAGGGCACAGAGTGATGCAATGCAGAGCACTGTCAATGGTGAAACCTGGGACTTTGAAACTGTTAAACGTCAAAGAGCAGCCGCTGGTGTATTTACTCCATCGGTTCAAGATCTCCATCACATGCGTGGTTTACAGCAAATGAAACCGTTCTTTGCTGGTCTCGATGAAAAACAAAGTCTAGAACTAGTTAAATGGTTTTATGATGAAGGGTTCCCTATTGGAAATCATCCAGGGAACCTCATTGAGATGTACCAAAATCAGAAAAAAGGTGGTACTAATATAACAGATACTCACCAAGGAGAAGGTTCTATTCACCGTCACATGCGTGACTTAAGAATGGAACCGATGAGTAGTCAGAAAGAATACAAAATGATGGAGGAGATGTTTCAAGGTAAAAGTTTAAATGAACGTTTACCTATGATCATCAACTACCTAAATGGTGAACAGAAACAGATTCAAAGTCTGTTAGGTCGTCCTACTGCTTATGATGAACTAGATGCTCGTCAACAGTCCGTAGGTACCATTGAAAGTGGTCCAAGAGCAGGTGAAAGGCTGCCTTTGAACGAGAGGACCCTGAGAGACGCCCGTATTCGTCAGGAAGGCGAGCGTTTACTCGAACAGATACAATCTAGCACAACACCCTCTAGAGTGTCTTCTAGGACCGTACAGAGGGGTCTGAAGGCGGTTCCACTTTTAGGCACTGTTGCAGGTATCATTGGTGCTGGTCAAAAAGCTATTGGTGGTGACGTAAAAGGTGCTGTTGGTGACGTAGCTACAATGGGTCTCAGTGAAGCTGCAGGAGACATCCCTGTGGTTGGTGATATGATCGAACCACAAGGTGTTGCTGCTGCTGATCTTGGGTATCCTCAACGTGCTGCAGCTCAATTAGAAGAAAAACGTAAATTAGAACAACGATCAGAAGAAGCACGTCAACGTGATGGTCGTTGGAACATTGGTGGTATGAGACTGCCTGACCTTGGAATTTCAGAACGATTAGGATTTAATTAGTATGCCTTCAAGACGTATCAGACCCGGCGAAAAACGTCGTAAAAAGAAAGAGCGTGAAGTAGATAGAAAACGTGGTCAAGAACTACGTGACGCTTTACGCAGAGCTACCAAAAAACTACCTGCTAAGGTGGCACCTGGTGGTGGACAAATGGAAGATCTAAAGATCATGAAGACTAATTTCTCTGGTGATAAAAAGATCCGTCATTCAACGCCAGAACCGTCTAAACGTGTCGGTGGGTTTGGTGTAGCATGACAGATGTCCTGACCGCCCTACAGGACGATTTCAAGCTGTTCCTACAAGCACTGTGGGCGCAGCTTGATTTACCTTCTCCTACGAGGGCACAATATGCTATCGCAGACTATCTACAACATGGACCTAAGCGACTACAAATCCAGGCATTCCGTGGAGTTGGTAAGTCGTGGATTACTGGAGCGTTTGTGTTATGGACTCTCTTCAATAATCCAGAAAAGAAGATAATGATCATCTCTGCCTCTAAAGAGAGAGCAGATAACATGTCTATCTTCCTACAAAAACTAATTATTGAGACACCCTGGTTAGAACACCTTAGACCTGAAAAAGATGATTCAAGATGGAGTCGTATCAGTTTCGATGTGAAGTGTTCCCCTCACCAGGCACCGTCCGTGAAAAGTGTTGGGATCACAGGTCAATTGACCGGAAGTCGTGCAGATTTAATGATTCTGGACGATATAGAGGTCCCTGGCAACAGTATGACCGAACTAATGAGGGAGAAACTCCTTCAACTCTGCACAGAAGCAGAATCCATCCTGACACCTAAACAAGACAGTAGGATTCTCTACCTGGGAACTCCTCAGACTACCTTTACAATCTATCGTAAGCTAGCAGAACGTAATTACAGACCATTCGTATGGACTGCACGCTACCCTCGTAGCATGGAGAACTACGAAAATACTATTGCACCACAACTACAGGAGGACATTGACAATGGAGCTTCACCTTGGACACCTACAGATGACAGATTCGATGAAGAAGATCTACTCGAACGTGAAGCGTCAATGGGACGAAGCAACTTCATGCTTCAATTCATGCTCGACACGTCCCTCAGTGACTCAGAAAAGTTCCCACTTAAGTGCTCTGACCTCATTGTCACTAGCGTCAACCCTACTACTGCTCCAGACTCCATCATATGGTGCTCCGACCCCAGCAATGTTATCAAAGAACTCCCAACTGTCGGGTTACCTGGAGACTATTTCTACAGTCCAATGTGCATCGGAGAGAGATGGGACGCTTACACCGAGACAATCTGCTCAGTTGATCCGTCGGGTAGAGGCACAGATGAGACAGCAGCAGCTTATATCTCCCAACGTAATGGTATACTGTACTTGCATGAAATGCGAGCTTACAGAGATGGGTACTCAGACAACACATTATTGGACATTCTGAGAGGATGTAAGAAATTTGGAGCAACCAAACTGGTTATCGAAACTAATTTTGGTGATGGTATTGTCGCCGAATTATTCCGAAAACACCTTCAACAAACTAAACAGCTCATTGACATCGAGGAAGTTCGAGCGAATGTTCGTAAGGAAGATCGTATCATTGATGCTCTTGAGCCTGTTCTTAATCAACATCGCCTTGTTATTGATCGTAAGGTCGTCGAATGGGACTACAAGTCCAATCAAGACCAACCACCAGAAGACAGATTACTCTACATGTTGTTCTACCAGATGAGTAGAATGTGTCGTGAGAAAGGTGCTGTTAAACACGACGACAGACTAGACTGTCTAGCTCAAGGTGTTAAATACTTTACTGAAGCACTAGCTATTTCTGCTCAACAAGCAGTCATTGATTTGAAGCGAGAAGAGTGGAATGACATGATGGAAGCGTGGATGGATGACCCAGAAACAGCAGCTTCACACATGGTTTTTGGTATGTCTTTAGACCAACGAAAACGTGCTAGAGGACTCAAAGGTAAAAAGTCAGTCCACAACTGGGTTTAGAGAGAGAGGACACTAATACAGCCGGAGGGAAGGGTGGACCCGCCGGTTGTGAGGGAGACTTGTGTCTAAACGACACAACCTCCCTCTTTACTAATGATCTAGAAACGTCATATGAAAAGACAACAACTCTATTTGTTGTTCTTTTTACTCTGGTTACAATGATCATTCTTTATCTACCTGTATTTTATCCCACCCCAAACATGTCATCAGTACAACTAGTACATAGTACTCATGAAGGAGAAGAACTTATTGCTTATATGGCAAGAGTATCTAATCCTACTAATCAAGACAATAAAGACTACACTAAACTTATTAGGTATCTAATCAAGCATAAACACTGGTCTCCATTTGAAATGGTTAGTATGTGTGTAGAAGTCAAGACTACACGTAGTATAGCAGCACAGATTCTACGCCATAGGTCTTTCTCCTTCCAGGAGTTCAGTCAAAGGTATTCTCAAGTAGAAACCTTCCCTGTAGTTCCTAATTGGAGAGGACAAGACGATAAGAACAGACAAAACAGTATAGACAACATAGAACCAATTGCTAAAGCAGAGTTTGATATTAAAACTCAGTTCCTCTTTGATCATGCCTGGGGATTGTATTCAGAACTCCTTACAGCAGGTGTAGCAAAAGAATGTGCAAGAGAGGTTCTTCCACTCTGTACACCCACTAAAATGTATATGCACGGGACTTTGAGGTCCTTTCTACACTATTGTGACCTTAGGTGTGGTAATGGGACCCAAAAAGAGCATAGACAGATAGCAGATGCTATTAAAGACATCATTTTTGATGAATATCCTTGTGTTCA